ATCGTATATGCGTTTATACGCATATATGATTAGTAGACGATGTCTCTATCGATAAAGAACTTCAAGTTTAGTATCCCACGTGAGATCCTTGGAGCGACACCCCTTTTACAAATAATACCTTTTAAACGTATTTTCAGGACCTTGCATGACAATGATTATCCCCCGCACTGAATACAACCATACGTGGATTGTATAAGATGGGAACCTTGACAAACATTTGGTACGCGCCGAAAGGCCATCGGAGACATAATCTCCGCACCTGTATGTAGACCACTACCTGGCTCTCAACAGCTTGAGACTTTGTCTTAAATCTTCGGATTGGAAACGGCTCTATTTGGGTGTGCTGATAACCCCTCATCGGAGACGCTGAGGAGGGAGATTATGCCTTTAGTGTACGCCACCTTGTCTTGCGTAATGCCTTGGTTGGTATTGATTCTGGGGGCCAGCCCAGACGGAGCTAAGTTGCACTAGAGTTATACTGGCTGTTCATATCGCCATGGAAAACACTTACAAAATCAATAACCGCACTGACTTTTATGACGACGCTCATGCTTATATGTATGTATTCTCAAATAAATTAGAAGGTTACACACGACTTGTATGTTCATGTCCATTGGTGTGTCTTGAACAGTTAAATGCATATGAAGGTATTTGTGAGAAACACGGTCTTGTAGGACCTGGTAAACCCATAAAACTTCAACATTTACACCGTTCTTTAACACGTCAACGAAATTTGGGAAAACAGAATGATAGTAAACTAAATTTTGAACAAGAAAGGAAAGTTCGCCGTAATTGCTTTAGAACTTTCCTGAATCGACAACAAGCTCATGACTTGAAGAAGGATAAATTAAATGCACAAATGGGTTTGGTAGATTGGTTTACTGGTAATACTGGGCCTTCTCTTTCTGATAAACTGGGTGACACTTTAGAACACGTAAATGATTTTACGATGAATGCTTCAACTTTCATCGAGTCCACTCGACGAGCTGCAGAGAATATGCGAACGGAGACGGGGGCTGCTATAGAGCAAATAGAGGATAAAGTTACACATTTTTTGACGAATATTCCCACCCAGGTTGACAAATTTTTATCAACCGAAATAAACTTGGGAATTATTAAACCAACAGTTAGAAATTTGTTAATAGCTTTAGCTGTAGCTACGGGTTTGTATGTTTTTAATTCTTTATATAAACAAATTAGCACTTTTTATAAAACTATTTTAACGGTGGTGGCTTCAATAATAAGTGTACCCTTGGAAATTATTAATTATATATTTTCGTATATTAGAGATATCAATCTGAAAGCACATGTGGGTAAAGAAGAAGAAGATTTTGATATTTTAACATTTGTAAATTCACATTTACCTAAATTGGCACCACTTTTAGGAACGATTATTACAGCAATTATTTTGAATAAATTACCAGGTAAACCTGCAACTCCTGATATTCTTCTGCGTCGTTGTAGAGATTTACCAGGTGCTTGTAAAGGTTTGAGTGAAGTACACACTTATTTCTCTAAATATTGGGAATGTATCTTTTCTTACGTGAAGGAACAAATAAATGGCCCAGACCCTTTGGATGCTAGTAAAGGGTTTCCAGAGATTGAAAGGTGGATGAATAGTGTTTTGTATTATTCACGTCCTGAAGTTTTTAGAGAGAAGAAGAACGACCAAACAGAAGCATTTAATATTATGCAATTATGGTACACGGGAATGAATATTTTAACAACCTATCGTAAAGTTCTTGACAGGTCAGTGGTTGCTAATATTAATGATTTGATGAAGGTTTGTGCGAAAATGAAGGATGATATATCTCATTCTGGTATTTGGAATTCCGGGCCACGTATGGAACCACAAATGGTTTGGCTTACGGGAGGTTCTGGAGTTGGTAAATCCTCCATGATTTATTATTTAGCCGCCCATATTTTGAAACCTTTGGGTTTAGCAAACAAAGTTAAGGAAGCCGTGTATTTACGAACGGTGGAGCAGGAGTACTGGGATGGATATAGAGGACAGCCATTAGTCGCTGTTGATGACGCTTTTCAAATGAAAGATGGGGCTTCGAGTCCTAATGTGGAGTTTATGGAAGCCATTAGGATGTCTAATATGTTCCCATTGAATTTGCACATGGCCGATCTATCAGAAAAAGCTACGACCATGTTTAATGGTAAATGTATTTTATATACTACTAACAATCGCAGTCCTGCAATAGAGTCTATTACATACCCAGAGGCTTTTTATCGTAGATTCACTCATTGTTATGAAGTCCAAATTAAACCTGAGTATCAAATGAAAAGAGTTGATTCTTCAGGTAGAGAAACTATTACATTAAATGCAAGATTGGCTAAGGAGAGGGCACCTATCAATGGGGACGGCACTCGTTCCCCTATTAATTTGGATGTATATGAATTTGTAGAGTTCGATCCTTGGGCTATGCGTGGAAAACCCATTCCAGTTACGGCTAACAAAATAGATTTTACCACTTTAGCTAATATTTTGCAGCAAGATATGGAAAATCGGGTTACAAAATCAGACGTGCTGCTTGATGACGTTCAGAAATATTGTGAAAAGTTACATGCACAAGTAGGTTCATTATCGTGGATTGAAGGTAAACCCTTTTGGAGACGACAGGAAAGTTTCGAGGACACACAAGAAGAAATTGATCAAATGGATGATTTAATGCATTTTGCTCAATATCCTCCTCATCCAGAAATACCAGCCACTGATGAAGAAGTAGAATTAATGAAATATGAATGGGCTGATCGTGAGATACCATTTACTATTAATGCTATAATATTGGAAACTAAACCATTTATAACGCCCTTATTAAAATATGCGTTAATGTATAGAGAAAAGGATGCCAAACCAGATACTATATATCACGTGTTAACCAACGCTTATGTAGGTAAACACAAAACTATTGTTCAGAGAGTTAAAGATGCTTACAATACTATAGTTAATGCAGACTGGACAAAGTTTTTTGTGTATGTAACTACATTTTTAGCCAACCCACCCTGGTGGTTTGTGTTAACGGCCGCTGGAGCAATAACGGCGATCGCAATGTGGGTTCGGCAAAACAACAAAAAGAAGAATCGAAGATACAGAAACGTGGACAAATTGGTTGAATCTCATCAACCAGATACCCAACCTCGCATGGCAACGACACGTCTCGTGCATGAGTCATTTCACCCTGATACGCAACCTCGCGTAGTTAAACAGAGCAAATTTGTGGAATCCCATAACCCTGATACTCAACCTATAGTTACTAGAACTACTAAAGTTGTCGAAACTGCAGTGGACATGTTTGAAGGAGGAGATCTTAGAGAGTGTTTCGCACAAGGGTGCGTTGACCAAAACCAAGTGCAAATGCTTGCCGTAGTCTCTCGACAACAGTATCAGATTGTGGGTATTTATGAAGATCGGACAGTTTGTTTTGGTAATGGAATAGTGGTTAAGGGTCGTATTATGTTAACAATACAGCATTTTGTTACTTATATGGCCTATCATAAACCTGATTTGATTGTTCTTAGAAATGCTTTTCTTCCGAAAGGTATTGAAATTGAAACAGACGACTTCTTGAAGAGGATAGTCGAAGTGGAAGAAAAGCAAGATTTAATTTTAGTCGACTTAACTACACTTATTCCAGCCGCTAAAGATATAACGCGCCATTTTATCACACGGGATGATTTACATAAGCTTACCAGCTTTAGAACAGTGTTGTCAGGATATCGAAATTTAGGTTCAAACACTGTAGTTCTACATGCATCTACAGGAGAAGGTGAAGCTTCAACGGCTATTAAGTATTCTATGGAGGAACCAAATGGTAGTATTGTGCAAGTTCATTGCGTGCGTAATATTGCTTATGATATTGACACGGCACCTGGTGACTGTGGAATGATAGCATCAACATCACATTCATCTATTCGAAATAAAATTTTGGGATTGCACGTAGCAGGAGGTAATAAACAGCGATTTTCTAATCATGCTAGTTTAGTTACAACTGAAACGCTTAACGAGATAATTACTAAACATTTTAGTTTGACAGCACAAATTGCCCAGCCTTTTGAAGAAGTTGGTAGTTTCATAGAAGGTGTTGATCAGCTTACCGATTTACCTTTTAAAGGAGAATTTTTACCTATTGGTAAAATTCAAACACAGGGCGAATCTTTAAATACACGTATTAAACCTTCTACAATTTTTGGTAAATTATCAGAAATGGAAATTAATGGGAGAAAAGCGCATGAAGTATGGAACGAAAAGCATGGTGAGGACTTTTTATTAAAGGCCACAGATCAACCATTTTTAAAACAGCCTGCCAAACTACGACGATTCAGAAATTCAGAAGGAATTTTGATTGATCCTTTATTGAAAGGGATAGAAAAGGCTGGTTTACCTGCTAAGACTTGTCGAACAGATTATTTGGAAATTGCGGCCCAAGCTGTAGCTTCCAAATTATACTTTGATAAAGCTGGAACTAATCGCCCTAAGTCACTTTTAACATATGAACAGGCCATTCAAGGTATCTCTAGTAAAGAAGGTATAAACGGTATTTCCCGTACTACTTCACCAGGGTGGCCGTGGTCAACAAAACCACACAAAGGTAAAGGGAAAACGCATTGGATGGGTTATTATGAATGGGATTTTACTAGTGAAGGAGCTCTCGAACTGCGCAAATTCGTAGATGAGCAAGAAGACAAGATACGGACCGGCAAGAGACTTGATGTTGCATGGATAGATACATTGAAAGATGAGATTTTACCTAAAGCCAAGGTAGATATTGGGAAAACTCGAGTGTTCAGTAATGGACCCATGGATTACACCATTTTATTTAGGAAATATTTTATGAATTTCATGGCTCACATTATGGATAACCGCATTTTCAATGAAGTTGCTGTGGGCATAGACCCAAATTCATATGAGTGGGAGCTTATTGCACAAAAAGTTACTTCCAAAGGCCCTAAAGTATTTGATGGTGACTTTGCCCAATATGATGGCACTTTGGTTGCTAAAATATTGTGGAAAATTTTGGATTTAATTAATGAATGGTATGATGACGGAGAAATAAATAAATTAGCTCGCCACGTTTTGTGGAATGATATTGTTAATTCTGTTCACAGCTGTCGAGGAATTTTGTATCAATGGACGCATTCTATTCCGTCCGGATGTCCCATAACGGCCATAGTAAACTCTATTTACAACAGTATCTCTATGCGTGTTGTTTATTTAGAAATGTCCCCTAATAAAAGTATGCAATATTTTGAAGATAACGTGGCTATGTTGTCTTATGGAGATGATAATATCGTCAATATATCAGACGATATATCTTTCATATTTAATCAAGTTATAGCCTCTGAAGGATATTCGCGCTTGGGAATGACTTACACAGATGCAGATAAAGAGAGCGAATTACAACCATATAAGTCTTTGGATAAAATTAGTTTTCTTAAACGTTATTGGAGAAAAGATAAATATTTAGGTTTTTATGGGGCTCCATCAACTTTATCTTCACGATTGGATATTCTTAATTGGACGAGAGAAGACAACGCAACATGTGCGTTGGCAAATGAAAACCAAACTGTGGCTAGCGTGGCTCGCGAACTAGCCATACTTGGTGAAGAGGTGTTTAGTTTTTGGACACCCTTGATCAGAAAAGCTTATGCAAATGCGGGCAAACCAATGCCTATAATTGAATCATATGTTCATTATATGCAACCAATGAGTGTGATGTGAACTCACCCTTTTACAATAAAATTTCTACTAGTAAAAGTAAAAGGATGCTTAACCGTTAAATGCTATCACACTAACCGCGTGCTCTATTTAGAGTTATATCCTAGGATGCGCGAAGAGCAAACCTCTTAATATCCAAGGAACTAGTAGTCGAGTAAATGCACTAAGTTATGCTTTACTTTAAATAAATAACTTGCGAATCAACAAAATAATAATAATGAAATAAATAATGTAGCACCCCCTAGTTTTAATGACGCACCAGATGCATCTTTGCTTCCTACCGAACAGATATCTTCACTTGTAACGCACGATGATGGAGGAACTCCTCATGAATATTATTCTTCTAAACCTATTCACGAACTATCACAAATTGAACAAGCGACTGGTAACGAGTTTACTAAATCTTTGGATAATTTCCTTTCTACACCCATTAGGGTAGCAGCTGGTACTTGGACTACTACACAGACGGCAAATACTGACCTGCAAACCTTAAATTTTCCGGATGTCTTGCTTAACAAAACATTGATTGCAAACAAATTAGATGGTTTTGCTTTCTTGCATGCTCGTGTTAAGTTTCAGGTGATGATTACCTGTCAACCTACACAATCTGGTATTTTACTCATGTCATTTAACCCTAACTATAAGTATGCTGTTCAACAAGGTAATAACATTAATTTGTCTTTGACTGGGAAAACTGGTTGTCCTTCTCAAATGATAAATATAGCTTCTGCGACAAAACCCGTTTTTGAGGGAGCTTATGCTAATAATAGGTACGTGTATAACCTCAATACTGCAGCTGGAACTATGGGTCAATTCAAACTAACTGTAGTGGTACCTTTAGCTTCTGCTGCTGCAACTACTGTTAATTATTCAATTTACGCATCATTAGTAGATCCAAAAACTTTCACTCCTACGGCTGCTAAAGTCGATGGAGCACCAATTTTGGTTGCTCAAATTGGTAATGCAATTATGAAGCCAGTTGTAGCTCTTTGCGAAGATGGTGATGATAGACATTTGCTCGAAGCCCAAATTGGTGGAGAGTTGCTGGAGCGAGAAAAGACTCGCACGATTTCCGGAATGGCAAGAGCCGTTTCTTCAGTAGCATCTTCAGTTCCTGAATATTTGGGTCTCAGTATGATTACAAAACCCGTTGAATGGATTTCAAATTCCGTGGCTACTATGGTTTCTGCATTTGGTTTTTCTAAGCCTACATCCCAACACACAGGTGATTTTGTTAAAATATCACCCAACAACTATATGATTAATTCAGATGGTATTGATACTTCACACAAATTATCTTTATCCGCTACTAATGAATTAGAAACTAAACCTGAATTATTTGCCACTGAAATAGACGAGATGGCTGTGTCTACCTTGGTCACACGTCCAGCTTATTTGGCTTCGTACACTTGGGAAACAACACAAACTGAAGGTTCAACAGTTTTTATTACACCAACCAGCCCATCTTATATGTATAGTGTATATGATAGTGTGAATGATTTGCGTACTGGATCATATGCGTGGTTAATGTCTCAAATGTTTGAAGAATGGCGAGGTGATTTATACTATAAGTTTGATTTTTCAAAAACAAAGTTTCATTCAGGAAGGTTGCGTGCAACTTTCTATCCCAATGGGAAAATGGATTTGTCAAACTTACAGGACATCGATTTGATGCCTACTTATGTGAAGACTGAAATTTTTGATTTGTCTACAGCTGATCAGTTTGTTTTCCACATTCCTTATACAGCTGCTTTGGATTGGATGCGCACGGGTCAATTCGGCGAGTTTCATACACAGGCAACTGGTATATTTTTGTTAGAGGTAGTTAATCCGTTGGTTGCGCCTGATATTGTATCTAGCACAGTTAATTTTACTTGGAGCGTTTTTGGTGGAACTAATTTGGAGTTTGCTGTACCTATTAAACCAAGAATTCGACCCCTTAGATTTCATCCTGAAATTCTTAGAACTCGAAGAGCACAAATTGGAGCTTTGAACTGTTTTATTGGAAATAAAAACGTAGAAATCTCTAACAACGATCCAATACATAAGACTAAGAAACTTAAGCTTAAATCTCCAGCAGTGGATGTAGATCTTGCTACTGATATTAATAATGCTTCCATTGAAGAAGGAACTTCTTTGGTTGCTCAAGTTGGTGCTCAACCAACCAAATCTAGAAGTGTATCTCACCAATATATTGACGGACCCGCTTCCACAAACTTGACTCCACACGCCAGATGTGTTGGAGAAAACATTCCCTCATTGAGAACTTTGGGTAAACGCTTTCAAAAAGTATGTAAGGAATACGCCTTAACTGAAGATGCTTGGTTGTTGATTAGACCGTGGTGTCAACAGGATAGCATGGAAATTCCTGATTTTTATTCATTATTTAGCGAATTTTTCCAACATTATAGAGGTTCTATGAGACTTAAAATTTTTATTAAAGCAGTTCCAGATGATTTCAACTGGAATAAAAGCCTTACAATTTATATTTTAAATAACACATATAAAGGAGATCCTGTTTATTATTATAATGCTAACGATTTTGTTAGTACTATTATGGATGGGAATAACGTGGCTAATTTACCTAGGGTTGCAGACTCCATTGAAATTATTCCAGATAAAGAAGGAGCTATAGAACTGGATGTTCCTTATTACTCCAGGTATCATATGTGTACCGTTAGCAAAGACGATGATGCTTTGCCAGACGATGGTATGGCGCCAATCCCTCAAATCATCATCGAGGGATTGCAAAAATGCACTGTAGACATCTACAGAGCTATGGGCGATGATTTTTCTTTCGCTACGCCATTGGGACTACCACCATTTAAACAATATAGTCCTTAAATAGATGAAGACCCTCCGGTTTAGACTATCGTCCGGAGAAAGACGAGAGTTTTGGAGCTTGTGTGAAAGCTTTCTCTCTTGTAAACGATTTTAAAAAAAAAAAAAA